ATAAAAAGGCTCTTGTGCAGCACTGCACAGGAGCCTTTTTGCTTAGCGGTGTCGCAGAGCGTGACGAAAAAATACTACTGATTCATTGCCTTCTTGCGGATAGAGATATTTGAATCAATTCGATTTTCCTCCAGCTTCTCTGCCTTTTCGACATTCGCGGTTAGATTGGCCACAAAGCGTTCCACAGCCCGTTTATCAGAATCAGACAGTTCCAAATAGGTTTCCAGAAGCTGGCGGCCATACAGTCCGAGATCATATTTGTCGGAAAGCTGTTCAATCAAATCCATATTCTTCTGACTGAACATAGAGCCAGTGCCATACCGCAGCCATTCTTCATTGACATCAAATTCACGACAGATTAAAAGAACGATGTTGTCAGCCATTGCATTAACACCGCTCTCATAACGGGAAATAGCGGAACCAGTTAAAGAGAGTTTGGCACCAAAGTCTACCTGATTTAGCTTCAATGCTTTACGAAGCTGTTTAAGTCGTTCGTTCATGGGTGTTCACCTCCTTGCAAATATAGTACGCCGAAATCTTACCGTTGTCAAGAAAAATGCTTGACAATATTGCCAATGGAAACTATAATAATACCAACGGAAAGATTTTACTTGCCGTTAGGAGGTGTAGCAAGATGATGCAATCAACCGAAACCACCCGGATGGTAGAACTGCTGACGACAGCAACAAAGTTGCCGGAACCAATGCAGGCGCTGGCGCTGGGTTACGCAAAGGGACTGGCGGATGCCGAAAAGCTTCGTGCTCAGCCCACCGACCCAAAGAAGAGCGCATGAAAAAGCCCCGGCGGGGAGCCGGGGACAGAGAGATGAAAGGCGTGTGAGAAAATTACACAGAAAAGCAGACCTTGAGGAAAGATTTCCCAAGAGGAGTGAGCCTGACAAGGCCCTTTTCGAAATCAGCTTTTACAACTGTGGAATCATCATCAGGACGGCGGAAACCACCGGGAGGAGGAGGAATGATAAGAGATTCCATGGATGAGAATGTTCCGGTTTTATAGAACGGAAGGTAAGCATCGGGGGCTGTTATGTAAGTCGTGTAACTGATTTCTAACAGCCCTTGACGAACCAAAGAACCCAATGATGCAGCTTGAAGAACCATATCGTCAATGCTTGTCATGTTTGGATTGGCGATAAAGTAATCTGCAAAGAAAACCTTATACGATTCATCCAAGTTGACCAAGCGGTATTCGACAATGGGGTGTTGTTCACTATCGAGAAACAATGCAAGATTTTCTGCATCAAGAGGTGAAAGTTGTGAGATGATGGCGGCAAAAGAAGGGTGTACATCTTTTTGATACCGAGTATCCGCAGCGTTAGCGATAAGATTCTGAAACATTTCACTGATTTGCGTTTCTTGTAAACAGTATTTTGCAGCATCAAGTGCAGGACCGACTACTTGAAGTTCTGGCTCCCTTAAAACTTCTGCGGGTTTACTGCCTACTTTCTCGTCGAGTTCCTTGCGGAATACTTCAAGATCGTGGTCATATTGAGCCTGCTGTTTTGCAACCTTGAAATGCAACTGACCTGTTACAACAAAAAGTAAATCTGAGAGGGTTGAACCGATCTCTTTAGCCAGAGGATTTAGCATTGACTTTACAGGTTTGTCTATGCAATCAGGAACAAGCTTAACAGTAGAAGTATCGTCTGATATTTTAACACCATTCCTTTCAAGGAAGAACATATGAAAAAATTGATTGCAAAACTAAGAATACTTGATTTACAGTTCAAAATCAAATGTTGCGCAGCGATTTGTTCGATTTGTAGAAAAATTGAACAAAAATTGTACAAATACACTACGTTTGGAAGATCCGACCCGAAGAAGAACGCATGAAAAAGCCCCGGCGGGGAGCCGGGGGACAGAGAGATGAAAGGAGCAGCGAACTATGGACCGTTATATGATCGTGATCCCGGCGAAGAACCGGGCATTCAACATGAAGTGTGATGATGGTGACGGCATGAAGCTGGAGACCCTGCAGAAGCTGGTGGGCGGGCCGATCGAGCCGGTGCCCGCCTTGCTGAGCGCAGAGTGGGCGCGGGAGAAGGACGTGGACGGCATTCTGCTGCTGGTGAACGAGGAAGGGCTGATGAAGGAGCGCCCCCTGACGAACCAGCGGCAGAGCTGGTGGGCCCGGCAGTCGTGGCCGCAAAGCGCGGCGATGAGCTGATCGGCTTTGCAAAGCCTGTGGTGGAGACCATCTGCGCCGAGTGGCTGTGAGGTACTGCCATGGGCCGAAAGCAGAAACTGCCCTTTGAGCACTGGCAAATTATTGAATTGCTGCACATCACACAGGATTTTTACTCAAAACCGGAGAATGAGGCTGCATTTCAGGAATGGAAGGCGGCCAGAGATGCGAGAAAAGCAAAAAGGCCCGCCGGTGCGGGAACACCGACGAGCCAACCAGGGTGATGGTTTGACAACACATCACCAGAAGTTTAACACAGAGCGGGAGGATTTGCAAATGAAAAAGAAGATCACGGGCAGCGTGCTGAGCGCCGGTGCCATTGTGCTGGGACTGGCTGCCGTAGGCTGCGGCGGGGCCATTGAGAACGCGGCCAATGGCTGGGTAATGCTGGGCTACACGCTGCTGGCCATCGTGCTGGGGTGTGCAGCCCTGGCGCTGGCCGGGCGGGGCCTGGTGGCAGAGCAGCGGAAGGAGCCGCAGAAGATCCACAAAGTGCCGGAGAACACGGTGAAGAAGGCCGTCTGCGGCAGAAAGGCGGGGTAAGGATGGTACGGATTGAAATCAAAAAGACGGTCAAGGGTCAGATGATGCTGGCGGTGGAAGCTGAGCATGAGAGCCTGGACGAAGTGCTGACATGTGCTGCCCGGTGCTTTGTGGGTGTTGCACGGAAGCTTTTAGGCCCCATTTCTACTGACCCGTTATTTGCCGACGAGGCGGCGAAACTTATTAAGGATTTGCTGACGGACACGGAAGGCTTTAAGGTAACGGAAGGGTACGAGGGCAAAGAGGCAAGATTTATTGCAGCGCTGAACGGTATGAATGCGGGGGAACAGAAATGACGCTGAAAGAGTACAAGAACATTTTGATTACCGGGACACCGAGTGACCGGGCGCGGGCCGTTGCCGAGGCCGGGAACGACAGGAGCCTGACCGACGAGGAGTTCCACGAGCTGACGGCCATGATCAAGGGCGTTGTGCGGCCCGGGCGGCGGAAGATGACCCCGGACGAGGCAAAGCTCTGGGCCGAGGTGAGCCGGATCAACAACCGGTTGAAGGACGAGATGGTGAACGCGGGCTTTGCGGTGCGGGCTCTGCCCGGCGACCTGCAGGAGGATGCAATCAACGTTCTTTCCCGCACGGTGAGCGGGATGCTGGGCGACCTGACCGCCATGATGGCAGAGACCGGGGAACCCTGATGGATAAGACCCAGTGTGTACATGTGTTTGAGATCACCCGGAGCCGGTGCCTGAGCTGTGGGGGCCGGAACCGGGCGTGCGGGGAATATGAAGAACGGAGAAGTTACCATGAAAACAAAGATGAGCCTTTCGGCGGAGATGGACCTGACCCAGGACAGCGTGGTGCAGCTGACCTGCTGGTGCGGGCAGATCGCCTTACATGAGCTGTGGGGGCTGGGCCGCACCCGGCTTGACCGGATCACCAGACGGAAGGAGCTGCTGGGCAGCCAGAGCCTGGCTGTGGTGATGCAGCCGGACAAGAACGGGATGCCCCAGACGGAGAAGGCCCGGCGGCTGCGGGCGGAGGCAATCCCCAAGGGCGTGCCGACGGAATTCCGGGTGCCTGCGTTGCGGACACCCCGCACCCGGCGGGAGCAGCAGCTGAAAATGGTGGGCGACCGGGCGGCGACCATGGCCTGGCAGCTGATGGCGCTGGCCTGTGTGCAGGAGCTGGGGTTTGGAGCCGAACGGCTGAACCGGCTGTATGCAGAGATGCGCCACAACTACGAGCAGCTGAATGAGTGGGGCAAGACGGACGGGCTGGATGTGGCCATGGAAAAGCTGCGGCGCTGCGCCTGCGATGCCTTGCAGACTGAGGACATCGTGGTGGAGAACGTGGACGATGAAAAGACAGTGCAGACCCTGAGCCGAAGCTACAAGGAGCAGGAAGCGGAGTTTCTGAAGCGGGCCGTGATGATGGCAGCGGGCCGCAAGGCCTGCCGCCAGAGCCTGAATGTGCTGAACGAAGAGAGTGTTCGGCAGAAATGTGCGGATGCCATGGCAGCGGCCATGGCTCCGGCGGGAAGGAGGAGATTATAAGATGCAGAGCGGATGCAGATGGGTGTACACCCTGATGGACTGGGAAACCGGCGAGGTGGTGGCCAAGGGCACCAGCGTGGAGCTGGTGGAGCAGGGATATTTTCCCGATGTGAACAAGCTGAGCAGCGTTTGGAATAATCTGGAAAAGTGCAAGAACCCCAGCCCGAAGAACTACCGGTGGAAGATGGAGCGGAAGAGCACCAAGGACGACCGGGTGGAGAGGGCCCGGGCAGAGGGCCTGAGCGCGGACGAGCGGGCCGAGACCCGGATGGTGCGGGTGTACAGCTGCTACGGTGCAGACGGCACCCTGTTGAGCAAGGGCACGGCGGCAGAGCTGAAGGACAAGGGATTGTTTGGCAGCGAGGGCACAGTGCACGAGTGCTACCGCAAGCGGGGCGGCGTGTACAAGCCCGGCGGCGTTGCGCGGATGGAGATGGAGCTGTGCCAGAAACGGATCAGGCACCCCATAAAGCGGCCGGATCAGCCGGTAAAGGTGAAGCGCAAGCCCATTGGCGGCGTGCTCGACCCCAGCCCCCTGGCCTACGACGTGCATGATCTGATGATCTACAACGAGAAGGCCCGGAAGATCGGAAAGCCGGAGCTGACCTACGGCTACTGGGCGGAAAAAGGAAAGCCCGCCACGCCTTAAACACCTTAATCTATTATGAAGAGCAACGGATACGATGGACCTGACACGTCCACCGTATCCGTTACGTTTCATAATACCTTTATAAAGAAAGAGGGGGAAGGGCCCTCTTTGGGGAGCTAGTATACCCGTTATTTCTGTGACGGTGGGGTCACGGGAAAGAGAATATCAGCAGAAAGTGAAAGCCAGCAGGAGGGCACCGGGATGCGCTGTAACTACATCCGAGAGAAAAAATACCAGTGCGGGGATGACTACATGGCAGTGGGAGTGTTCTCCATCATCCCCCAGGAACACCGGGGCCGGGGAAAGAAGCGGAAGGAATCCAGCGAGGGGCAGAAGGCGAAGAACAAAATGGATTCCCTGCGCAAGCGCCAGAGAAAGGCGCTGACCAATTTCAGTCCGGCGGGAATGTTCCTGACCGGTACATATGAGGATCCATTTCTGCCGGAGGACATTCTGGCCTGCCGGAGAGACGTGGAGAACTACAAGCGGCGGGTGATGGCGGCCACCTGCAAGCGGTTCGGGGCAAGGCGGGAGGACATCCGCCTGATGCTGGTGGCGGTGCGCAAGGGAGAAGCAGGACGGCTGCACATGCACGGTTTTGCGGAATGCCCTGGCCTGACCGCGGCCCAGCGCCGGGAGTGGCGGGAGATGCTGGAGGATCTGTGGCGGCGGCGTATCCCCGGCTCCAACGAGTTTGAGCCGCTGGGAACCATGAACGTGAACAGAATCGATATGAAAAAGCTGCTGGGCAAGAGCGGGCAGGGCGAATACGGCACGGTGGGCTACTTCTACGGCCACAAGGAGCGGCTGTGGGTGGAAACGGCCAACCTGCGCCCGGCCATTGAGCAGGCCCCCAACGAT